TTGATAAAGTAAAAATATGTTATAACATAGTATTACACCTATGAGTAAGGAAGAATATATCAAACTACAAGCTGTTGTTGCAGCTTTACAAGAAACTATTGACGATCAAGAAAAGATTAACGAAATTCTTGATTTATTAAGCAACGCCACTGTAGCTGTTGATGAAGTCGCTAAAGCAGAAGAAGGTGTTGATCCTGCTGAGGAAACAGGCAACGATGAAGAAGGCGAACCAAAACCAAAGCAACAATTCGTTATGCTTGTATCAGATACTACTGGTATTATTACTAAAGACTTGGTAGGCTGGGTATTACAGATTCCAGAAGATGATGATGTAGCTACTGTTATTGATTCTATTAAGACAGGCGCATACAACTTCAATGCCTCTAAGAAGGGTCAAAAGTATCCAGTATCATCTATTGGCCAGGCTATTACTAACGTACCGAATAAGTTCTTTAAGACTAATAATCTAAAGATTAAGACTAAAGAACCTATTCAAATTATTACTACTAATAACGTATTACCGCGTTCTTAAGTACCAGGTTTAACCGCCGGTCCTGCGTTTATAGAACCAGGACCGTTCGGGTAATTAGTCGGTAAACCTTCAGTGCCTACTGAATACACTGAAGGTGGTGGTACCCCAACAGTTGCAACTCTACCGTCAAATCTTGCTTCAGAACCAATAGCTTTATTGTCTGAAACACCGATCTTACTAGTTGCGTATTCGTTAAATTCATTTGGTCCTGGAATAGGCACTCCCTCAACTGCAGGCTTGTTCTTAAGAGTAAGAGGTATGTTTTTAAACACGTGAGAGTGTGGTTGTGCAATTGTTAGCACCCCACCGAGTAAATTCAACAAACTACCCACATCAACAGTTAGTACCGCGGTATTGCCTGTAGTAGCTAGGTCTCCTTCAACAAGACTTACATTTAGTACACCTTGAGTTAAAGCACCATCAATAGACCAACCTGTTGCAGGTACTCCAGGTGCACCGCCTGGGTTTACTGGAGGTCCAATTGCAACAATTTGAGTGTTTTCGGTTACCTGGTATTCAATTGGAGCTGTTATATGATTAACGAATAACTCTCCTTCTACATAAGCACCTCCACCGATAATAACGTTCTTAGTTACACCTAAAGTACTATCCACTACTACCTGTTTACCGATATTGTTCTTAAGTATTACAGAGTCACCATTAATAGTAACAACTGTAGCGTTTACGTCTACTTGCCCGTCTTTTGCACCAATACCTACGTACTCACCTCTTACATTAACTGTACCGCCGTTTATTTTTAAGTTACCGGAAGTCTGTAATGTTGCACCACCAGTACCTGCCTGAATCTTAACGCGATTCATTGCAAATATATCATAATTACCGCCAGGCATATCGGGTACAAATAATTCCTTAAACCCTGCAATTTGAGTTTGTATTGGAGCAAAATAACCAGCTGCTAAGTTTGGATAAACACCTGTAGTTATTGTTTTAGCAAAAGGATCTTGGGTATATCCCGGTAAAGTATTAGCTACTAAGCCTATTGTTGAAACTTTATGTTTAGCTATAAATTCAAAGCTATTACCGCCGAATCCCATTGTCTTTTCTTGATCAGCTAACGGGTTTACTAAACTCTGTAATGTAGCTGCAATAGTAGCTGAATCAACTGCAGAAGCTAATTGCTTATAAAGATCAGTCCAACCAGCAGCTGCATCAATATTAAAATTACCGACCTTAAGCCAATGATCTCCTTGTATAATGTTATCACTATCTCTTTGTACAAATAGGTTGCTATGACCGTTAATAGTTTCAAATTTATCTTTAAGAGTTAGTAACTGAAAGTTTTTAGGGTTAAATAAAGACGTATACTTGTTATTGAGCTCGTAAAAACCACCATTAAAGTGAGTTACCTTATAAGACTCTCTATCAGTCGTGTTAATTATTTCTATAGCTGCACCGCGCTGATTAATAACCATTTTGTTACGATAGGTAGAATGGTCTACTGTAGGTGCACCAGCTCTAGGGTTCTTATTTTCATAAGAACCTGGATAATCTGGATATGAACCATCTCCTGACTTAAAAATACTGTTTAGATCTTCTTGACCAAATGCTGCCCCGAAATAAACAGGATAAAGAGGACTACCATCTCTAAAAAATACCCAAACGTGCGCACCTACATTAGGTACTGAGAATACACCTTTAGCTGAATTTGAATATGTAGCAGGTTTATATGTGTTAGAGAATTGATTAAATTGTTGAGCATTAATCTTAGCAGTATTACCAAAAGCATCAGTTACTGGATGAGACTCAAAGTACGCCCCGGGCTTACCACCTTTATTTTCCGGGTCTATTTGAGTTGCAGAAGATGAGTTAGAAAAATTGGTACCAGGCTGACCATAATTTATAGGAGCATCTGAAACTGAATTAGTATCACTATAAGCATTATAGTAACCGCCTGTAGAAGCACCCATTATAGGGCTAGAAAATTCAGCCCAGGGCAATTGATCTTTTAAATCCCCTAGTATTAAGCTTAAATTCTCTCCACCCGGGGAACCAGGAAATGCAAACGTTTGATCCTGTTTTAACTGATTCCACTTATTATATACGTTTACAGATATATGCGGTACCCAAACCTTAATACGACCTCTATATTCAGGGTCATTGTTTTGTACTACTATACCAAGATAAATGCTATTGTATTTTTCGATCATTAGGTTACAGGATATTGATTGGTGACAACTTTAACTACAGAGTCGTTACCCTGAGAGTTAATTGTATTGCCAGGTATAATTACTACGCTATTCTTGTTTAATCCAGTTATAGCGTTTGGTGTTTGATAGGTCATTCCTGCGGTAGTACCACCTACGTTTACTACACTATTAATACCTTGTACAGTAGCGGGTAAACGGTTAACAGTATCTACCACATTTACAAGTTTACCGGTTTCTTGATTAATGGTACCAGCTACACTGCCAATACCTTGTTGTATGGCTTGTTGGGTTTGTTGAGCAGCTGTAATTACACCTTGAGCAGTACTTAATATTGATTTAACAGCGTTACCGTAAGTTTGTAAAGAAGCCAAGACATTGCTAATGTTACTATCTGGTACATTTAACCCAAGTAACTTACTCAATGAAGGTAATGTTATCTTTGGTAATAAAGACTTTAACTTTGTTAACCCTTCTGATAACAATCTACCTGGAGTCTTAATTACTCCATTTATTTTATCTACTGCAGTGTTTACCCCTTCAATAACATTCTTTTGAGTCCAAGCAACAGGGTCTATTAAGTTACCAGTCATATTTGTATTAAATGGTAGCTTTATTTTTAACGAACCAAACCTTGTTGCAATACCAGCCTGTAATGTGTAGGTACTAGATTGATGTGCGAATACCTGAGATACAAAAGTGTTTTTATCTAAACCTAGCCCGGCAGGAGAAAACTTTTCGTACAACTTAAACATATCACCATTTAATTTGTTTACCTGATTTGATAAACGAGACGGTATTTTACCTAATAAACCTGAATTAAATGCATCGTGTCCATACGCACCGGGATTACCTGGGTCAAAATCATTAGGGGTATATGTCAGTGTACCTACTGAGTCAGAAAAGTCTTGATAAACGTCGGGCGCGTTTGCGCTTATTTGCTCCTTAACCAGTGGATGAGAATAGAACATTGCTTCATCCCAATATCCGTTAAACCATTGTGGATCAAGAGCTGATAAAGGTTTAGGTATAGTAAACACTGGGTGCGGTGCAACTATACTAATACAAGGGTCATTTAAATGAGTAAAGAAGTCTACCTTAGAACCAATCGGGTTAGATGAAAAATCTGTACTATACTGAGCTTTAGCAATATACTGCTCTTGCTCGTAACCAGTAGCAACGTAACCAGGCACCAAGGTTAACGAGTTATAATAGTCGTATGTTTTGATTACCTGTTGTGCACTTAAAGCCATTATGATATATTAGAGTTAATGTTAATGTTGTCGTTTGCGTGTACTCTAAGAGCTACTATATCATTAGTATACGAAGTTTCACTAAAACGGTGTATTACACTATATACCATCCACTGACCTAGTAACTTGTTGTAAAACTCATCCAAAACACCACCTTTAGCTTTTTCTATACTGATAAATGTATTGGCTTCTCGTATAGGTGAACCTAGAGTGGTAAAGCTTACAGAAGTATTGTAGAATAAAGCAGCAGTAAGCAAAGAATTTCTACCCTCTGCAAAACGACTTACTTTATCTGGGCTGTATGAGTATATGTTATTAACCGCGTGGGTATCTGTTTTATTTTTATTAAGCGTGACTAATGTGTCAGGTTTTGCATATAGCTTAAGTTTATTTGAATAATTCTTGTCAATAAACCCCTTCACGTTAGCAATATCATTATTAGTAAAATCTACACTAAATGTTTTATTTTTAAAGTCATTACTATAACAAGGAGACGTTACCATAAACTCCGTATTATCCATAGACGCCATATCCACAAAATTAATATTCTTAATTACACTAGTTATAGGATCAAAGAAGTTAGTATTATTAATATAAGAACTAAACGGAGATTGTGGTAAATTGAATAAAAATTCATTCTGTTCTTGACCAGTTTGAGAAGCCAGTTGTATGATCTCTCTTTGTAAACTACCTGCTTGTGGTGTTGGATTAGTGTTGTTAGTAGTAGACTTGTTATCAATTGCTTTAGCAAAGAAGTTGGAATAAGAAGTTAAAGACCATTGATTTGTGTAACGAGTACGAGTCAGTATACAAGGATCTGCGCCGCTGTCCGTGCCTATTTGAGAACTAACCTGCTTCTTTAACAAATAATTGAGTACATCTGCTGCTTTATAATTCGCTGGAGCACTATAAAATATTTTACTAGAACCATCATCCCAGTCTTTTGTAAATGACTGCGGTAAATACTTTTCTAAAGTTTTAGTTAATAAACTCTTAATAGCTTTACCTGTAGGTACTAATTTCTGTTCATCAGTAGCATAAGCCGGTACTAATCCACTCGATAACAATTCATTTGTAGACCATTGCACGTTAGTTTCACTAAGAATTTGCTGCTCAAATTCCCACAAATAAAGCTTTAATTGTTTTTGTTTGGTAGTGTCACCTGGTATTTCTTCTCTATCGTAAATAGAAAACACATATGACATACCCCAGACATTATAATCTATTTGTAAATCAGCCTCTTTAATAGTACTATCATTAAGTATTTTAACTGTTACATATACTAAATCTCTACCATCATTACGAAACTTATAGTATTGATTTGACGAAGCACTTGCAGTTACTTTTTGCTCAAATATATTATCAGGATTTTTTATAACAAGACTAGCCTTCTTAAACCAAGATCTACTATCTTCTTCTATATCTAGAGAAACTAAGCTAGCTATGTTTAACTGAAATTTATTACCTTGCAAATTATCAAATATAACATCAATTTGATATTTTTGCCGATTGTAAAACTTAGTATTAACCTCACTAGAAGGCACACTATTAACAGTTGTATTAGATATAGCCATTAGCTACTAGTAGTTATTTGTTGTAATATACTTGATACGTAATTAGGTTTTAATATCTTTAGTTGGGTGCCGGCTTTAGGAAATTGAACTGGGTTCTGTATATTATTTGTACAGCATATTAACCACCATAAAGAAGGCGTATTATAAGCTTTTTGAGATACAAGTGTCCAAGGTGTATTATCAGACGTAACTGTATAATAACCATATGTAGTAGGATCTAAATCTACGGGTATATTAACAGTACCAATTAAATTATAAAAGTAATTCTGTCCATCATTATATACGTTAAATAAATTCTCTAACGCTAGGGTGTTTAACGTGGGTAGAGCTGAAATATTGTTTTGCTTTTGTCCGTCCATATTATTTTCCTCGGTTAACTATAACACTATTAGGACTTAATTCTTTACCGTCATACATATAGTAGAATAAGTTACGAGCATTTATAAACAAGCTTTGCAACGATATAGTTACTTTATATGCTTCAGGTATAATCTTTACATTAGAATTAGTAAGTGCACTATACGCGCTTACAACTTCACCAGTTGTTATGTCTACCATACGGGTAGTACCTATATTTTCTACCCTAAAATTTGATACATATGCCCAAGGAAAATACTTAAAACCAGGAACTGTAACCTCATACAAGCTAGGCGGATCCATTAAGTTTATAGATTTTCTATTAGGTAAATTCTGATAGTTAAATGCAAAGAGAAACTCCCAATTTTTTTGCATTTCTTTTTGACTTGTAGTATTAAACAGATAAAAAGAAGTATTAATAGTATCTCCAGCATCACTAGGTGCAAAATACTTTACAGATTCCTTTGAAGAACCAGGATTAGCTAATTCTGCCTGCAATTGATTAATTGCTTTTGTTGTATCATATGCTTCGGAGAGAGTATCTCCAAGTTTTGTAGCTTCAGCCAGCGCAGGCTCCCCACCTACTAAACTTATAATACTACCGCCTGCTTTCTTTAAAAGCTCAGCAGTCTTATTTTCATCTACCTTGCTCCAGGTACCTATGCTACTAGTTACCATATTATCCGGACTTAAATAAGGTAAGGTATAAACAAACCCAGTCTTCTCTCCGTCATATAAACCGTTATAAGGATCTACCCAGGTAGGCGCACTTGCAGCACCTAATGCTGCTCCAATAACTCCGCCTACAACAGGCGCTATTCCGTTACCAGCAATTGCCCCGCCAACCGCTCTAGCAAGAGTAGAAGTAGTGTTTTGAGCTACGGATAACTTAAGCTGACGTAACTGTGCACTTGAAGTAATTTTAATTTCAGATAACTGTATATAAGGTACGTAACTTTTTAAACTAGCAGAACCACCTATAGCCCAAGGATAATCTTCATACACACTAAACGCGCCATTACCCCTCTTAAGTAGAGTTGGTGCTCCGCCATTTATTTCGTCTAGTGTAGTAAATTCCAGGCTGTCCATATTATTACTTAATTAGCAACCCTTCTTAAATACATCATACTGTCTGTTCTTTGACGGGCATTAGCAATTGGATTACCTTGTACATTTAAAGAATACACATTATTTGAAGTGGTGCTTACAGAGTTATTACTGCTTGTACCTTGTTGCTTTTGATTTGGTGTCTGTACTAATCTGTTACTTAAATCCATTAAAGTTTTGTTAATAGCTACGAGTAAATTAGCCGTTTCGTCTCCTTTTTGATTAACAGGAGTAGACTTAGATATAGTCTCTAGCACACTAGAAGTGGTAGAAGGGCCGATATTGCTTATATTATCTATATTTTTAGCACTATTATTTGTAGTGGTGTTTATAGCATTTGCAGTATTCTGTATAGCAGATACTCCTTTGATTAGCTCGGTTTGTTTCTCGCTTACCGATTTAAAACTATCATTTGTTATAATTTGACCGTTAGTCGAGGGAACAAACAATTCCGGTCCCTTTTCCCCTACTACTGCAGGCATACCTTCTTCAACAGAGCCGCCTGAAGCAAATTCTGGTAGTGGTAACCCTGCAGGTGTTACTGGTTTTTCGGGTGCACCCCCAACAGACTCGGTAAGATCACTACCTGTACCGGAAATATTAGCAGGTTTAATTAACGCTTCAGATTCTTTAACATATTTGTTATCACTTATTCTTTTATATTTGTATTTAGTTTTACCTGTCTTAGTTGTGTATTGCTCGACTTTGTAGCCAGGCTTGACAGAGGGTGGTGTTGCTGGTGTTTCCGAAACTAATACCGGTACACCTTCAACACCTTCCCCACTAGTTTCCGATGAACCAGGAGTCGCTGAAGGGGCTTCTTCTTGCTTAAGCTCGTTTTCTTCTTCTTCGCTTTTGGTGATTACCTCCCCTACTGCTTTACCTATTTCTACAGCTAAAGGAGAGTTAACAATAGCTTCTGCTATTTTTGGTGCTAAGTCATCTACATTAATACCAATACCCGCCCCACTAACCCCTGGTTGTATATTAACGACTATAGGAGCACCGGGTGCACCTTCTTTTTGATTTGCAAGCGTACCAGAAGCAGCAGCTCCACTTTCTCCGTTAGCGTTTAACTGTAAAGTACCAGAGTAACCCGATACAGCTGCTTCTTCAGCTTTTTCTCTTAAACTCTTTTGTTGTTCTTGCTTTTTAAGCTCTGATTCTGCTATAGTAGCAAGTATTTCTCCCGGAAATAATTCTTCAGGCTTTTCTCCCTGTTCTTTTAAGAATTCTTCTGCAGCCTTCTTATTTTCTAATATTTGCTTTTTTACTGCCGCCTCTTCTTTAGCTTTTTCCTGAGCTTCATTAGTTGCAGCTTCAGTATTTATAGCAATCTGTCCACCAGCTTCTTCAACTACCTCTCCAGCTTTTTTCTTTCTTTCTAATTCTTTTTCAGATTCTGTTCTTTTCTCAATTTCTTTGAGCTTAAGTTTTTCTTCTTCCTTTAATTTTTTTTTCTGTTCTTTTAAATCTTTTTCTTGCTTTAGTTCCGCTTCAAACTCTTTATCTATATCCTTAAGTTCTGCACTCTCTAAATCAGCCAATCTCTTATCCCAACGCTCCGAAAATGATTTTATATTACCAAGCAAACCTCTTTTTTCAGGAGCAATTTCAGAATATTTAGCTGTACTGTATTTTTTACGTACCGCTTCTCTTTTCGAATTATAACCTTTTTCAGCTAAATCTTCTTGCTGCTGTTTAAGCTGCTCTTCAACAGTTTGCATTTTTTCAACATATTCTTCTTTAACGTTTTTTTCCTCTTTAGCCTGTTTTTCATTATTTGCCTGTCTACTATTATTTTCCCTTGCAGATCTAGCAATAGATTCTAGCAATTCAATTTCTCTAGCTCTATCGTCATTATTTGCTGGAGCTCTCTTTTTTGTTTTATTTGCCTCATCTTGAACAACAGTCTGTATGTTGACTGCATTAACCAACTCGTTAATACTACTAATTAAATTATTTTGATTTAATGCCGTACCTATACTTGAAGCTATAGTAGAACCTAGACCTTGTATAGTAGACAACGTCGTATTAGCGTTATCCTGCATATTTTGCAATACCGCGCCCAATGTGCTTTTATTGACATCGGATATACTAGACGGTAACCTAGCTACAGAATCTGATAACCCTCCAATATTCATATTGAGAGCATCAATGGATTGTTTTAAGTCAGCATCCGCCATAAAAATACTTAGGTATAGAAACGGGGTTTATGTTATAAACCTAAGAAGAAATCCGAGTCAATATTAAAGCTATATGTTTCATTATCGTCTAATTTTACTTGAGTAAGAAATGCATTTAATTCATCAACTTTTACCGCGTATTTTTGTACTAATGCTAAGAATGCTGATGGTAAATGTTCAACTATAAGCATACGGTCTTTATAGCTTAAAGTTTTATAATTTTGAGGAATATTATTAATCTTAACCTCTTTAATAAATTTAATTAAGTTACTTGTAACAATATTCTGAGCAACCTGTTCAATTTCAATTATTGCCGTGTTTCTTAGTTCTGCTTCTATCTCGTATTGTTCCTTTGCAAGAGGTACCTGTAAGTCAAGCGTTATAACATCAACAGTAACTGATTCTTGTTCAGGTAAAACTATATCTTTAATATTTCTTAGAGTACTACTGTAATTAACACCTTCATCAACTAATGAACCTCGAGCCTGTTTTCTTAGCTCTAACAGTATAATATTTTTATCTACCACTGTTATTTTGTCTAGTATACTAGCATCTATACAATTCTCTTGTATTATTTTATAGGTAGCTTTAATAAAACCAGTATCATAATATGAAGCATCATTTTTTATATTTCTAAACGTGTTTATTTGTTTAGCACTAAGAGACTTAAATAATACCGTTTTTTGTAAACAAGGTAAATACACCTTTACTGTTTCCGCTGCAGATATTGCACTTAAAAAATTGTTTATGTTTTTCATATTTAAAACCCAAATTCTGAGCTAGGAGAAGCACCTAAACTACCTGCAGGGGTAGATTGCTCTCTAGACCCTGAAGCTTCTTTTGATTTCTCTCTATCCTGCATAAAGTACATCCAGTATACTTGCATTTCTGATGGTGTGATACTGTCTATATATTCAGCTGAAAACCCGGCATAATTAACTATATTATAAAAAGCTCGGTACACGTTGTTTAAATTTTCCGAATACAACAACTCGATTAACTTTTGCATAACACTATATGTTATGTTGCAAGAAAGACGTAGCATAATGTTTCCGTTCAAAGGATTCTTTACTACGAGTAAATCCCTAACATCGTATTGAGCTTCTATATTAGTAATCTCAGTTTGTAATAAAGATACTAATGCCTGTGGTAAATACTCTACTATTTTAACACGTTCTTCTAATGTTAAATCCTTAAAATCTACAGCTTCATTATCTACTTTAATGTTATCTATGTAAGACGCTAAAACAACAAAAGTACTATAATTGTTATTGGAGAAAACATACTCGTCTTTTATTTTATATGAACTAAAACTTACCTCAAATGCATTATAGCTTATAGTTTTGGATTTATTTATAGTGTTAACTAATTGTTGTAAAGTATCCACTTCTAATGCGTGATTAAACGTTTCTCCTGATGACAATGTGCCTTTTAGCTTTAAATCAGGACTTACACAATAGTTTCGTACTGTTATTAGTAAGGATAATTTATCCTCAAAAGCTATATTTTTACCTACTATATCCGGACACAAATCTTCTAATATAGAATTATACTGCTGGATTGTTTCTTTCTTACTAACATTATACAGGCTCTTAACAAGCTCTCTGTATTGTTTGTAGGAGAGCTCTTTTATCTGTACCTCAGTTTGTTTACTAGGTAAATATGCATTTAGCTTAAATGGCATTGCATATTACTTTACTGTATAATTAGAGTATGTCCAGGTAGTTCTTATAGAGCGTACACCAGTATCTGTATTATTGCCATATCTAAATGTATGCGGCTCTACACTTACCGGTACTGCATTATGTAATATAATCTCTTTACGTACTTTAGGAAAATTATCCGCTTCAGTTCTATCCAAAAAGAATGCCGATATATCAGTTTTAAAGTTTTGTTTTTGAGCAGCCGTAGTACTACTTCTTGCAAATAAACCGAAATGAGAAGAAGCTATTAACCAAGGCCTCACCACATAATCTACAAAAGATTTATTTGTTTCTAAAAAATAAATTTCTATATCTCTTAACGAACTACGACCTTGTAGTACAGGGCTAGAGAGAAACCCGCCCGCTAGAGTAGATAATTCCGTATAACCCGCTCTTCCAGATTTTACAGCTTCACCAGGAACGGTTATACCGTTAGCTAAAAATAACTCGTCTCCATTAACTTTACTCCAGTATTGCTTAGTATTCTGTACATCAATTGTGTTATCTATAACTTGGCTATTGATATTATTTAAATTATCAATTATACTAGTTAAATTTTGTACACTTACTATAAAATTAGCCTCAACTGGTATATGAAAGTTAGGATCAGAAAAAATATCGGTAAATTTTTCAATACCGCGTGTAGAGCCCTGTAAAGTGTCCTGTGTTACGATTGCCATTTTTATTGATTAGATGGAGCGGGTAAGTCTGTACCGTTTTGTACAGTTGTAGGAGTACCCAATACACTACTTGCACTTTCGCGCGACCACCATTGATAACCGAACTTAACTTTTACTTCCTGTATTTTACCACTACCCGAAACATCAAATGATACTGCGGGCAAGTCAATAACAAACAATCCATATATTCTGTAAATGTCAACAATATTTAGCTTGTCATCTAACACGTTAATTTGTATTACATTTTCGTCTCCTGGTACCTGCTTGTGGTTAATAACGTTTGCACTATTAACTGCAGTCTCGTACATTCTTTTCTGTAAAAAGTGTCTAATTTCTAAAGCCTGGTCCATATAGAATGTAACATCCCAGCTCTTACTATTACCATAATCTCTTGGACCTGGTGCGTGTACATCTACACCAAAATACTTAACCGATGCAAATTGTTTGGTAGCGTTTGGTAAACTAAAATTTTTAATATACAACAAGTAATCTTTCGGAAATGTTTGATCTCCAAAAGTTAGGTTTTCAACTCTAGCCTGATAATCTCTCAAAAAACCGTATTTCTGAGCTGCAGAGTAAAAACTCTTTAATGTTTGTTCTGTTTGCGCCATACTATTACTTAGGACTTAATTTTAAAATATTGGAATGCTAGTACTACCGGTAGCTTAGCAATCTCTGTACCTGTGTTGGATATATCATATTCTACTCCTTCTAAGAGTATAGGAAACACTCCAAAAAATTGATATGTTTTAGCAATCGCTACTTTTTCACTAGCTACTAAGTCATTTACTACCTCTACTCCTTCATTGAATAGCTGTAAATCTAAACGACAATTTATAAAAGCATTATCTCCTGCAATAGCTTTGCTTTGATTGTTAAACGGATTGTACATTGCATCACTCCAGGACTCGAACAGACTTCTTATATACTGTTTGTTATCTGAAAAGAACGTTACTCTCCATTGTTTTTGAGAAGGAAATGTAGCATTTGTTGGCACTACAAACTCGAAAGCTCTATAAGGTACATTAGTGGTATTAGTTCCACGAGCAGGTAAAGAGGCCGTTTGCAAGTACAGCAGATCTTTCTCCTCAAACGTGACAGGCGCATTAACTATATTAGATACCTTGAAATTATACTTCTTACTAAAGCCCTGTTTTTGAGCAATATTATAAAAATCCTTTACACTGTTCAGTGTTGACATATTAATACTTAAGCTTTAAACAATAAAAAACCCGACTTTGCAGCCGGGTTATTTACTAATACTTTATATGGCTTAACCTTGTGACCAATACTGATAAGCTAATGTAGCTGTAAACTTTAATGGAGCACCTGTACCAGTAATATCATATTTAATATCACCGAGCTTTTGAATGTAAGATCCGAATAAGTTATATACGTTAAGTACATTCAATTTATCATCAATTTGATGAAGTTGAATAACTGAACCAGGACCAGGAACTGCGAGATTACCTGTACTTGTTTGGTCATTGAATATTTCGCCTCTTTGCCAAGCTTCAAGCTTTTGACGAATCAAGCTAGCTTTATCAGCGCGGAATTCAACGTTCCAAGCATTACTACCTGTATACTTTACTGTACCAGGAATATTAAAATCAAGACCCATATAAGTAGCGGTTTGATTTTGAATATCTCTAGTAGGTAGAGTAGCTGTAGTAATATAAACGAAATCATCTTCGTTGAGAATATTATTACCGAGAGAGACTACGCGCAACATATAGTCACGAGCAAAGTCTCTTTGCTGTGCTACTCTATAGAAGTCTTGTATTGTTTGTGACATATTAAATACTTATGTAAAGGTTATTGTAGTAATTCGTTAAAGTCTTGAGATGTCTTAGTGCAATAGAAGTTCACTAAGATAAACTCAGCAGTACGAACTGGTTTAATGTAGATATCTACAACAAGCTCATTTTGATCGATAGTATCTGGAGTGTTGTTGGTATCATTGCAAATGATTTTGTAATCGTAAAGACCTTGAGTATTTTTAGCTAATTCAAATACAGGAGTAATAGTATTAACTAATCTACTACGTGTAAATGTTGTATTAGGTTCAAATACGAAAAGTTTTGAAGTATTAAGTACTGACTTTTCTAAGAAGAGGAATAAACGACGAACGTTAATACGATCAAAAGCGCTTGGAGCTTTTAACATTGTCTTTTGTCCGTAGATTGATAGACCTTCATTAGGGAAGTTCACTACAGGGTTAATAGAAATCTTATAAAGTAGATCGCGTTGTTTTTGATTTGGATTCAACGCAATATCTACAAGACCTGTAATAGTACCACGATTTAAACCAGCAGGTGCACCCCAAGGATAAGCTACTGCATCATTCTTTGTAAATGTTGCTGCAGCATAGCCTGAGAACGGTACCCAAACTAATTTATTAGTGAATACGTCTTGTACTGCACCCCAGTTACCGTAAGCAATTGTATAGCTTGTGTTATAAGGATTGTAACAGTTACGTAAAGGCCAGTAAATGTTGTTCGAGAAGTTTGTTGTCTTATCGTCTAGGGTCTTAAAGTTTGCACCCTGTATAAAAATACTACGTAATGGATCAGAGATATACACGCAATCTTTGCGTTGATCGCCAGCAAATTGACTGAAGATGTCAGTAACTGCTTTCCAGCCTGTAGCTGTACCGTTACCGCTGAAGCTAAACGTACCGTCGTTAGTAAACAGGTTAGTTAAATCAGAATTAATAGTTGCTGTATAAGCGGTATCATCAAAAAACCCGTCTCCACCGGCAAATGCATTGATAGTAGAAAGACCTGCATCAACAACTACATCTACGTTATATACATCAGTATTTACTAATTGATTTAATACGTAGTTTAATTTGTTAGGTAAGTCACCGATTCGCTTAGTACTAGAGTTACTTAAATTTAAAGACTCAGCATAATTACCTAATGGGAATAATGCATCAGCTGCTTGATAGCCTGCAGCAAGTATAGATGGTGAAGTGGTTACGTCACTTGTCTTTATTACTCTTACTGATTTTACCGCATTACCGTTATTATCAATCCAGGCTGTTTGATTAGCAATATAAGGATTAATATATACGGAAATGTTTGCTGAATTGTTATTAATTACTGTTTCAGCAAAATCGTTCTTAGGAGCACCGCCGTTAACGTCCTGAATTAAACGGTTAGAATAGAACGATACTGAATGACCTTCTTGTAAACCATAAGTTAATTGTAATGGGTTAGCAGCAAAAGGTGTTGTTTTAACTTTTATTAATGAAAGAATAGCAATATCGCTATAGCTTGTTGAACCTACTGTTGAGCTAATTGTTAGGTCATATGTAGGAATATTTTCAATCGTACGAGATACGCTGTCAATGTTACTACCTGCTGTAGCAGAAAGTTGGAAGCCAACTACTGGAGAATTTGTTATATCTAATGTACCATTAGCATTAATTGTGTGTAAAGCCTGTACTTCTTTATAAGGAGTACTTGGATTAATTGCGTTGATTTCAGCAATATTAAAATAGAAGCCTTCGAACTTTTCGTTGATAGTTGTTTGTGCTTCATTTACAACAATCATACCAACACCGTTTAATCCGTAACCTGTACCAGAGAGGCTATCGAATCCGGCAATTGTAGGATAATTACCACCTGCACTTGCACTCCAGAATAAGTTATTTTGCTTTAAATTAATGTAATCAGTTTCTGAAAGTGTTATTAATGTTGGTTGACCGAAATAATATGATGTTGCATTACTTAATAATGCTGTATATCCGGCTTGTACTGCAGCAGAAAGCGGGGTTGAATTTGTTACAGGTACTACTGGGTAAACTAAAGCACTGTATTTATCTGAAAAACCATCTCCTAACGCAGGACCGTATGGTAAGCGAGCAACCTGTACTTGAGCGTTTGTACCGCCTGTAAACTGTTGTTGTACAGAATAATAAAAATAACGTTCAGCGGCATTTGTTGGTGTACCGTATATATTAGCGAAATCAGAAACAGATGTAAGTGTTACAATTTCGGACGTTGGTCCTTGAGCTGCAAAACCTGCGATAAACACGCTTGTTCCGTTTGGGGAAGTCGCTGTTTGGCTTAGATCTACTTCTCTAATTTGTACACCAGGAGATTGTATAGTACGTAAAGTTGCCATAGTAGTGATATACTATTATTTAGGCTATTTCGAAACGAAACTCTGTAAGTTTAAAGTAATTCTGCATTTAACTGACTAAATGAGAACGTAAACGAGGACTCAAGTTGTTCAGCATCTCTATAACTATAAGTTATTCCAGTTAAATTGGTAATAAATGCTTTTGAATACGTCCAACGGATTTTCTTATTGTTGTATTCATCCAAACCAAACACATTAATGGTGGTTTGGTAAGGTTGTAAATTACCGGTACTTGCATAAAATGGCCTGCCTTGAAAATCAGTAGCTGCCGGGTTTAAGTTATCAGAATCCTGTATACTGGTTTGCGCTCCGTTTATATAATCCAGCCACTTCCACAATACCCACCAGTTATTGAATCCATTGTCAACTGTAAAGTTAACTGTTATATCTGCATATTTTTCTCTCTTACCTGTAGATAGACTTAAAGTTTGGCCTGCATATGATAGAGCTGCAGCGTTAATATTAGTTGGAGGCACTACAGTACCGTAAACTGAATATTGTAAAGAATCTAGAAACACACTCTTACTTTCTCTACCTTCCTGGCTTACTGCGTTAATTTTTTTAAGAACATCAGGCAAATCCAACACTAATAGAAATTTATCTTTTCTACTTTTATTGAGTATAGCTTGTTGGTAATTTGGAGTTTCGCTCATTATTTTTTATTTTTAATTAAATAGTATTTTTTTACAACAGGATCGTAACCGATCTTGATACCACTAGTGCTTAAACCGCGTGGTTCTCCGTTACTGACCTTATCTATATTCATATTGTAATGACCGGTAATAGTATGAGCTAGTTGAGGTGTAATATAAGTTTTACCTTGAGGTTTCTTTTTTAGATTCTCAATTTCGTGAAAAGGCGTCTCCATTCCGCTATGTACTTTAGCGACTACATTGACTGATTTTGTATTAGCTTTTGCAAGCTTACTTAAACCAGCCGTCACCCCTTGGTGTCTAGGACCGCGACTACCCTTACCGCTTTTTTGTATACCAGGCATACTAAAATAGTTTTTAAATGTACTCTCCTGGTTTAAGGACAGTTCTTTATCTTTTTTAGCAATTACACCTAATATTAATCTTTCTAAATCTTTAGATCTTCTTAGCTCTTTAAAAGCTAAGTTTTCCGCAGAGAACTCTCCGTCTTTTTCTAGTCCGGCCTGTCTCATTTTTAATAACTTCGATTTCACCATTTCTGCACACTCTAAGTCACAATCATCGCTTAATGCGTGATCGATCATTTGTTTCATAGCTTCTACTTTTTTAAGTATAGCTTTTTTATCAACGTGTTCAGCTTTAACCGGTTTAACTAGCCATTCATTGTTTTTAATAGAATATACACCTGAAGAATGATGAGGCTCTAAAATGTCTTGTATGTAGACCTCAACATCGTAGCCTTTGATTTTTATTTCGTGAGAGCTGTTCCAGACTGTTTTTTTAGCTTTAAAATAATCTTTGAGTATATCTTTATTAATATTGTACTCTCTACAATCTGTTATAATATGTAAGTCAAAATCGCTGTAATTAGTGTAATTGTAATTAGCCAAAGAACCAGTCAAGGTTATATCTTCTACGTCAACTGGTATTTCTACAGTTTCGAGAAATGCTTCTGCAGTTTGTAGCAGCTTTTCTTTTATTTCAGGTTTAAGTACACCCTGTTCCCATATCAACGGATTGAGTTCGTCGTGATACTGAAATGTGAGACTGCTATCGGTTTGTAACATACTATGTAGATATTTACATAATAATCAACTTAAACTGCCCAGGATATCATTTTCTGACTGTCTGTTTTTATGCCTAAATACGCACACTTCCAGTCACCTTGTGCAAATAAATCTAGATTTATCCATTCGTCTTTTCGTTTTAAGATTTCAATAGCAAAATCATTCCAATCCGTGTTTAAAAACTTACCTTCTACTTCATTTCTACGTTCTTCTATAGCATCAAGGCTAAACTCATCGTGCTCGTAATGTATTACTTCAATAGCGTTACCTTCTTTATCAGTGTAGTCTATTGAAAAGTCTATACCCCATTTTGGTTTTAAATTAATAAGCTTATACATTTGAGTGTTCCATACAGCCCACTCTTTAAGTTGTTCTAAAGCTTTATCAGCAAAGCCTCTACGTTCAAGAAATAGACTATGGTTAAGACAAGCCCCGGTAAATACGCCTTCTTTTTTAATATACGCTTCATCCTGTACCATCCATTTTCTCTTTATACAATGCTGATCTTTATAATGTAAGTCTAGCTGGGTACCATTAACTTCCGCATAGTTTTGCTCTAGTCTCGTTATTACGTACCCTTCTTGATCAAATAATTCTAAGAACTCTGGCCCAGGATAAACTGGATTAGGGCCGTGTGTAAACCTAATATCAATATAATTTAATAAAGGCGTACGCCAATAACCTTCAGTGTTAAACTTGTTTCCGGTAAGTGATAAGCCATTCATCACTGTGATTTATATTGGATTTATAAAATATCCATATAAGTATTAGTATGCCACGGGCAAAAAAAGATCAGACAACGTTCTACTTAGGTAATAAGAACTTACCTGTTCCAGAAACACAATTTAACTGGACACCAGAAATGGTGGAAGATCTAGAAAGAGCTCGCAAATCTATATTACACTTCTCTCGTTTCTTTTATATTGTTAATCTAGACGAAGGCAAACAACCAATTAAACTTTACCCTTACCAAAAACGTATATTAAAAGCCCTAGTAGAAAATAGATTTAACGTTGTGTTAGCAAGCCGTCAAATTGGTAAAACTACCATTTTAACTATATTTGCTTTGTGGATGGTTTGCTTCCAAGACGATTTTCGAGTACTATTAATTGCTAATAAAGAAGGCACTGCTATTAATATATTTAAACGTATTCGTTTAGCATATGAAATGTTACCCAATTATATGAAGCCTGGTGTAATAGAATATGCTAAAACAGGCTTAGTACTAGCTAATGGTAGTTCAATTGGTATTAGTACTACGACATCTGATGCTGCCAGAGGTGAGTCTATTAATTGTCTACTCATAGACGAAGCCGCCTTTATTCCACCAGAGTTTATGGACGACTTTTGGGAATCGGTATTTCCTGTTATTTCGTCTTCTAAAAAATCAAAAATTTTTATGCTATCTACCCCTAACGGTGTAGGCAATTTATTTTTTAACACATACACAGATGCAGTTGCAAATAAAAACGGCTGGCATAGTGAAAGAGTAGACTGGTGGGAGGTACCTGGTAGAGATGAACAATGGAAAGAAATGACTGCAAGAGCGCTAGGTTCTGTGGAAGCTTTTAATCAAGAATATGGTAATGAGTTTAGAGCGGCTGGTGAAAACATATTCGATAAAGACCAGTTAGATGAACTCGCTGCTAATGCACCGGAACCTGTGTTTGTAGATGATGAAAATACATTTAAAATATACAAAGATCATATCGACGGACACTTCTATAGTATAGGTGTTGACGTTGGAGAAGGTATTGGTAGAGCTAACTCTGTTATACAGGTAGTAGATGTAACAGATTTAACTAACATAGAACAGGTCGCTACATATGCTAATAATAAACTAGACCCGTTTAATTTTGCTGGGAAATTATTAGAAATAGCCGGTCAATGGGGTAACCCACCGTTGCTAATTGAACGCAATAATTGCGGTGCATCTGTTATAGATGCTTTAGTTAATACTCATCAATATCCTAATATAGTAAAGTATACTCCAAGTATGGGTTCGTTCACTGAAAAAGCTGAAAAGGATAATCGCTTAGGTGTTTACGCTCATACTAATAGTAAGTTTAATTCAATGTCCAATTTTCGTTATTGGATGAACGTATTGCGCTGCGTTAAACTATACGATAAGGAAACTATAAACGAATTTAAAACATACATACGTCAAGATAACGGGGTGTGGAAGAAACAATCAGATAAGTATTTGGACGATAGAGTAGAAGCTCTTATATGGGCAATGTTTATATTAGAACCTAAAGTAGTAGAACAATTCTATGAAGTAACTCAGCAAGATGCTAATGGTAGACCGTTAAAAATGTTACCTAACAACTGGGACCCTTTTGTAGTGAGTTTTCCAAAGCCATCTGAAATGTATAGAAAGTTTGGTACAGAAAAAGAAGAAAACATAGTACCGTACAATCCTGTCTTTATTGGTAATAAACCAAATGATCAGGTTAACTCTGACCTAGATGAATTACACGAACAGGGATGGCGTTATCCTGGTACAACCGTACCAAGTATCTTAGGTAACAGGTTTCTAAGATAAAAAAACCCGCTTTGCAGCGGGTTTTAGGAGAATTTAACTCCGAATTAAGTTATGCCTAAAAACTTATTGTGTGAACATATTTTCTTCACCCTTAGTTGGCTTTAAGCTACCGACTGTGTGAAGTTTATGTCCGTCTTTAAGATGAGCTGATTCTTTTTCTTTCTTAGGAGCTGGCTCGTTCTTAAAGTTAGCGCCCTGCTCTGAAGCAGCGCCTTTAACTTTAGTTACACCTGAACCACCGACTTTATGAATCTTGTGACCATCTTTGAGCTCTTCTGATTTAGCACCTTCAAGTGGGTGACCTAGATCTTCAGCATCAACAGCTTCTTCCATTGCTGATTCTTCTTCTTCCTCTTCTTCTTCGGAAGAGTCTTCCATATGAGCTGTTTCTTCTTCTCCACCAGCGCTGATGTCTTTACCACCGTGGGTATCTTCATAACCAGCGTGCTTCTTAAGAGCTTCTAGTGCTTTTTCAAGCATTTCGATAATCTCTTCGTGGGTCAAAGGCTTCTCTTCTGTACCAGTTGGTTCAGCATCGATCTCTGCACTAGTATCATCTGCTGCAGGGGCGATAGGAGCCATTTCTTCTTCTTCTTTAACGAAAGGACCTTTTTGCATTGCGTCCTCATACAATTGTTGGAATTTTGATTTAGGCATAATAAATTGTTGTTTCTTATATTTAGGAGTTTTCGAAGCAGAATCTACAGTCTCTTCTACTTTTTCTTCTTTATCAGGAAGAGCTTCCCTCTTTTCTTTAGTTTCCTTTTTAGTTTCTTTAGCTACACCCTTTGTAGCTTCACCAGCTTTTGTAAGATCAGCTTCTTTAGCAAGTTTCTTATCAAAGTTATCCGCAGCTTCTGGACCCGTGCCTTTAGCTACTTCTTCAATACCGTCTTCTTTACCGAAAGCAGAACCTGTTTTAGGGGCTTTTCCAGCTGGTACATATTGTGTAGCATCTGTTAAAAGGATATCAGGCATATTATTGCCCATATCAATTGCAGGCTGGTTGACAGCAGATTCTTGAATCGTGCCATACAAATCACCCAACTCGGATAAACTCTTTATCTTACTCATTGTAATATTATTTAGTATAATGCTGATTAATTCTATAGATATTGTAAATATTTTTATGTCAATAGCTCAGTATTGTGTAGATACCGGTCCATATATTGCACCAGGAACAGCATATCCAGTTGGTACAAACGTACCCGGGGGTTATGAGTGCGCGATCGGACCAATACGTTATTTAGATGTTACAAATAATGCTAGTCAAATCCAACTATTTAATAATTGGTGGGCTGAACAAATAAACCAATACGGAATGAACGTAAATTATTACGTTAATCAATACACTCTTTCCGGTCACGACTTTTTCTATGGTGAACAGCCTTTAGCTGGGTATTTACCACCCATACCAATTGTAATGGCAGTAACTCTTAATAATGACAGTATTATATTAAGTAAATTCGGTATACAAGGTACAGCAGATCTTACAGCTATTGTTGCTATTAAAACATTTACAAGTACTATGTCAAGTTCTGCATTAAGTTCAGTTGCAAGTAGATATACATTTGAACCTAAAGCAGGTGATCTTATAGAGTTATATGAATATGGTACTACCCGTCCAAACGGTAGATCTGGACAGATATATGAAATAACAGAACGTGTAGATCAATCTGGTTCAGGGCAAAACAATCAATTACTCGGTCATTATATATGGATGGTAAGAGGTAAGCGCTTTGATTATACCTACGAACCACAATCTCCTAGAGAAAATCTCAGCCAACAAGTATTCGACAATAAAGTTGCCGGCCCAGTACCTCTTGCTGCTACAATTAATGGTAATAATAATGCTAGAGTTATTGAAAATAGAAACGAAAAGAATTATTTTCAGAACGTTGACAAATACACTAGAAATAATGTTTACGATTATACAGCTAATCATAACGCACCATTATCTGGATATTTAAGTTATAGCGGTTACAGCGGGGTAACCGGTAACCCAGACACAGGAGTATATGGTGCTTACGATAGCAATATAACTTTAGTAAATCTATATGCTGGTGGTGGTATGCATACACCTACCGCTAGTGCACTAGCTGCAGAAACTAATGGAGTAAATCTAGGTTATTTCGGACTTCGCAGCCCTAACAACTAAGTAATAGAATATGGCTGATACTAGTTACCCGTCAATAGTCTATCCACACGAGCTGTCAGCAGCAGGCGTGATACTTCCTCAGGATCTGCTGTTTCTTGAACAACAAAACCCAGACGGTACATTTTCTACGTATTCAGTTGCAGTTTCTGCTGTATCCGCTCAAGGACCTCAAGGTGCGCAAGGTGATGTAGGCCCTCAAGGACAATCTGGTTATAGTGGTGCAACCGGTATGTCTGGTTACTCTGGTTTACCTGGTATTGCAGCTGCTTCAGGTTATTCTGGTTATTCTGGTATTGATGGTCAATCTGGTTTTAGCGGCATTAGTGGTTATTCCGGCGATACAGGTATTTCTGGTTATTCTGGTTTTAGCGGTACATCTGGCGCGTCAGGTATAAGCGGTTTTAGTGGGGATTCTGGTTTATCTGGTTATAGTGGGGAGTCTGGTTATTCTGGTCAATCGGTTATCGGTTTAGTTCTTTACCCTACTAATATACCTTCTGAATTTCCTGGTTATGTAGTACTTTCTGAACCTACTGGAGAAATAGGAGACGAAACAGAAGACGATTCAGGGTTTTTTAATCAGCCATTAAACCCAGTACCAATTACCAAAACAATTACCCTTTCTGGTTTTCCTGGTAGGTCATTAATTGACTCAGGTAGTTGGTACTTTGATTCGTATTATAGCTGTTATGGTCCAGGCGCTTCAGCAAATACATATTTAACATATGTAGTAAGCAAATTGTCTGCTGATAATGTTACAGCTACTCAATTATTTTCGGTAACTAGCGATCCATTAACTAGAACCTATGGTGCACAAATACTGTTTAGTAGAACACAGTATTATATTAGTGAACCTATACCATTAGATGTTAACGATAGAATTAAGATTGACATTTATGCTCAGACAACTGATATGTCTGATCCGAATGCTGGTGGTGGTGTAAACGTTGCATATTATTATCTCGGTACCGAGCACTATAGTAGAATAGTAACTAACCTACCTTTTGGTAAAGACGGTGCTTCTGGTACTTCAGGTTATTCTGGTTTCAGTGGTATAGGTACTTCTGGTTATTCTGGTTTCTCTGGTATTTCAGGTTATAGCGGTCCAATTGGTTATTCTGGTATTAGCGGTTTCACAGGTTTTAGTGGTTACTCTGGTTATATAGGTTATAGCGGTATTTCAGGTTATTCCGGTTTTAGTGGTTCTGGTGTATCTGGCTATTCCGGTGCTTCTGGTTTTAGCGGTATAAGTGGTTATTCCGGTTATAGTAGCTATTCTGGTTTCTCAGGTATTAGCGGCTTTAGTGGAGATTCTGGTATTTCCGGTTATAGTGGTTTTACAGGTACTTCAGGTTATTCAGGCTTTAGTGGTTATTCCGGCTTCACTGGTATTAGCGGTTACTCTGGTGCGAGCGGTTACACCGGTATTAGTGGTTACACCGGCTATAGTGGTATATCTGGCTTTAGTGGTATTTCTGGTTACTCTGGCTTTAGTGGTATATCTGGTTTTAGTGGCATTAGCGGTTTTACTGGTATAAGCGGTTATTCAGGCTTTACGGGTACATCTGGTTATACTGGTATATCAGGTTATTCTGGTACATCTGGTTACTCAGGCTTTACAGGCATTAGCGGTTATACAGGTATATCTGGTTTCAGCGGTATAAGTGGTTATACTGGTATTTCAGGTTATAGCGGCTTTAGTGGTATTTCAGGCTACACCGGTATATCTGGTTTTAGTGGTATAAGTGGTTTTACAGGTATTTCTGGTTATAGTGGTTATGTAGGTACATCAGGTTACTCTGGTAAAAACGGTACTTCAGTTACTATTATTGGTACGGTACCAACTGTTGGCGGTAACCCACAAGCTACTTTAAATGCAGCATTTCCTGGTGCAGTAGCTGGTAATGGTGTTATAGACGAAACTACTGGTAATTTATGGGTATATAGCGGCACAACTTGGACTGATGTTGGTCAAATAAAAGGTGACTCTGGTACCTCTGGTTGGTCTGGTGCACAAGGTACTTCAGGCTATTCCGGTGCTAGCGGCATAAGCGGCTATACCGGTATTTCAGGTTTCTCTGGTATTAGTGGTTATACAGGTATAAGCGGTTATTCAGGCTTTACTGGTACATCGGGCTATTCTGGCTTTAGCGGTGTATCAGGCTTTACAGGTATTTCTGGTTATAGCGGTTTTTCTGGTATCTCGGGTTACAGTGGTGCAAGTGGTATATCAGGCTTTAGCGGTATTTCGGGCTATTCAGGTTTTACTGGTACATCGGGCTACTCTGGCTTTAGTGGTATATCAGGTTATTCTGGTTTAAGCGGTTATTCAGGCTTTAGTGGTGAATCTGGCTGGTCTGGTATTTCAGGCTACAGCGGTTATACTGGTATAAGCGGTTATACAGGCGCTAGCGGTTATTCAGGTATTTCTGGTTACTCTGGTTATAGTGGTATATCTGGTTTTTCAGGTATAAGCGGTTATACTGGTGTATCTGGTTATTCTGGTATATCGGGCTGGTCTGGCAATAGTGGCATTTCCGGCTATAGTGGTTATTCTGGTATAAGCGGTTATTCCGGTGAGTCAGGTTATTCCGGCTTTAGCGGCATTTCAGGCTTTAGTGGAGATTCTGGTATTTCTGGTTATAGCGGTTTTACAGGTACATCTGGTTATAGTGGTTTTAGTGGTTCCGGTGTATCTGGTTATTCAGGTTTCGGTCCACGAGGTGCACAAGGTTCCCAAGGCGATGTAGGACCTCAAGGCGCGCAAGGTGACACAGGACCTCAAGGTTTTCAAGGTTATCAAGGTGCACAAGGCGATTTCGGACCACAAGGCGCTCAGGGAGATTTTGGTCCACAAGGCTTCCAAGGTGACATTGGTCCACAAGGTGCGCAAGGAGATCAAGGCTTCCAGGGCGCTCAAGGCGCACAGGGAGATGTCGGCGCGCAAGGTGCACAAGGCGACGTAGGTATATCTGGTTATTCAGGTGTTAATGGTTCCTCAGTTACTATTATTGGTACAGTACCTAATGCATATGTTAACCCGCCTAACGACCCACAAGTAACATTAAGTGCAGCTTTCCCTTTAGCAGTTGACGGTAACGGGGTTATCGATGAAACATCTGGTGATTTATGGGTATATGCAGGCGGTGTTTGGACTAATGTTGGCCAAGTAAAAGGCGACTCCGGTACCTCTGGTTTTAGTGGTACCTCAGGCACTTCTGGTTTTAGCGGTATAACAGGTTATTCTGGCTATAGCGGTTTTTCAGGTGCTTCCGGTATTTCTGGTTATAGCGGTTTAGATGGCTACAGCGGTATAAGCGGTTGGTCAGGCTATTCTGGCTTTAGCGGTGCTGTAGGTTATTCCGGTGAATCTGGTTGGTCAGGCTATTCTGGCTTTAGCGGTTATAGTGGTTCACCTGTTAATATTTCCAGTCAACTAATAACATATAGCAATACTTTTAGTGCTGGCCAGGTAGTAAGACTTGATAATGGTTCAAGCGGCTGGTTCTTAGCTCAGGCTAATAATGTTGTTAATGCCGAAGCAACCGGTATTGTACAATCTGCTACACCTTACAACTTTTACGTAGTATATAATGGTTTAATTACATTTGATAATACCGTTACATTAAATCCAGGCGAATGTTATTTCTTAAGTGAAGTTGTTGCAGGTGCCTTAGCGACATATTCTCCAAGTGCGTTTGGAACAGTATCCAAACCAGTAATGCGTGCCATTACTTCAAACGTTGGTGTGGTTGTTAATGAACGAGGTATATTAAACACGAGCGATTCTGCTCTAAACTCAACAGTGCCAGCAGTTCAAATAACAAACAATTATTATGCTGCCTCTGCACAAGATTACTTTATTGGTGTAAGGTATAGTGGTACTTCAACAGTTGTATTGCCAGTCGGTACTCCAGGCAAGACGTTTACAATTAAAGATATGCTTGGATACGCTAATAATACAACGTTTGCGATAACAATATCCGCTACCCCGCCGGATTTAATTGACGGTGCTACTTTTGATCAAATTACATCTCCGTTTGAAACGGTTTCAGTAATATACATTAATGGTGTGTGGAATTTAGTTTAATAACACACTCAAAAATGCGTAAAGAAATATAAATATTAACAATAAAGAAATACTACTATGGCAAATTCCTTCGTCTACCAAGCAATAAGAGGTCAATCAGGTTTTTCTGGTTATAGCGGCGTCGGGTTTTCCGGTGCGTCCGGTATATCAGGTTATTCTGGCGCAACCGGTATATCCGGCTATTCAGGCTTTACCGGTGCCTCTGGTATAAGTGGTTATACAGGTATTAGCGGTTACACTGGTATTTCAGGTTTTACAGGTATTAGTGGTTATAGTGGCTTCAGTGGTATTTCTGGCTACTCCGGCTTTACAGGTATTTCTGGTTACACTGGTATTTCAGGTTTTACAGGTATCAGTGGTTTTAGCGGCTTTACAGGTATTTCTGGTTACTCTGGTACATCTGGTATTTCAGGTTATTCTGGTTTTAGCGGTATAAGTGGTTATTCCGGCTTTACAGGTTATAGCGGTTTCACAGGTATTTCTGGTTACACAGGTATTTCAGGTTTCACTGGTATTAGTGGTTGGTCAGGTATTTCAGGTTATACCGGTATAAGCGGTTTTAGTGGCTTTACAGGTATATCTGGTTATTCCGGCTTTAGTGGTATTTCTGGTTATTCCGGCTTTAGCGGTATTTCAGGTTTCACCGGTATTTCAGGTTTTACTGGTATATCTGGTTTTACAGGTATTTCTGGTTATAGCGGCTTTAGTGGTATTTCAGGCTTTAGCGGCTTTACTGGTATAAGCGGTTATTCAGGCTTTACAGGTATTTCAGGTTATACTGGTATCAGTGGTTTTACCGGTATTTCAGGTTACTCCGGCTTCACTGGTATTTCAGGTTTTACAGGTATTAGTGGTTATTCAGGCTTTACCGGTATAAGCGGTTTCACAGGTATTTCTGGTTACTCTGGCTTTACAGGTATTAGCGGTTATACAGGTATAAGTGGTTATACTGGTATATCAGGTTATTCCGGCTTTACAGGTATTTCGGGTTATACAGGTTTCTCAGGCTTTACTGGTATTAGCGGTTATTCCGGCTTTACTGGTATATCTGGTTTTACAGGTATTAGTGGTTTCTCTGGTATTTCAGGTTATACAGGTTACTCTGGTGTATCTGGTCCTACTGGTGCATCCATTTACGGTAGAACGTACTACCTACAAGAAGTAACAAGTGATCAAAACCCAACAGTATTTGAAGTAATGTCGTTAGTACCAGGCGGTGGTGGTACGACAGTTAATGACGACCAACTAGCTCTTAATTCTACTACAGCAGGTCCAGGCAGTCCAAGTGCTTTCGGTTGGTACTTAACACCAATCGGTGAACCAGGCCTAGTTGAAATTCCAGCCGGTTTGTGGGAATTCGATTTCTATCGCAACGTTTCTGCTAGCGCTGCAAACTTTGTTATTAGCGTATACAGCTACTCAATGGCTACGAGCGCTACTAGCGCATTCATTTTAAGTGCTGATTCAGGCCCTGTCACAGATACAGTTTCAACTCTTCAAAAATTAGGTTACGTTACAAGCACGATTACAAAGCTTTCTGCAACAGATCGTATCTTATTACAAGTTGCAGCTTACACAACAAGTACAACAACACTTACTGCTGCTTTCCAATATAACGGTAGTTCAGTATATTCCGCTTTACGTACTCCAATCGGTCAAGGTGTTAGTGGTACATCTGGTTATTCTGGTTACGGTGCCTCTGGTTATTCCGGTATTTCTGGTTTCACTGGTATAAGCGGTTATTCCGGCTTTAGTGGTATTAGCGGTTTCACCGGTATTAGCGGTTATAGCGGTTATACAGGTATTTCAGGTTATACAGGTATCTCTGGTTTCACTGGTATTTCAGGTTACTCAGGCTTTACAGGTATAAGTGGTTATACTGGTATTAGCGGTTATTCAGGCTTTACAGGTATTAGTGGTTACACCGGTATTAGTGGTTTCACTGGTATATCGGGTTATAGCGGCTTTAGCGGTATTTCAGGCTATAGTGGCTTTACAGGTATAAGTGGTTTCACTGGTATATCGGGTTATAGCGGCTTTAGCGGTATTTCTGGTTTCACTGGTATATCTGGTTATAGTGGCTTCAGTGGTATTTCTGGTTTCACAGGTATTAGTGGTTGGTCAGGCTATTCTGGCTATACTGGTATATCCGGTTTCACTGGTATTAGTGGTTACTCAGGCTACACTGGTATATCTGGTTTTACAGGTATTAGCGGTTACACTGGTTTCTCAGGCTTTACCGGTATATCTGGTTATAGCGGCTTCTCTGGTATTAGTGGTTATACTGGTATATCTGGTTTCACTGGTATTTCGGGTTATACAGGTATTTCTGGTTTCACTGGTATAAGCGGTTTCAGCGGTATTTCAGGCTGGAGCGGTATTAGTGGTTACACCGGCTTCTCTGGTATTAGTGGTTATACTGGTATATCTGGTTTCACTGGTATTAGTGGTTACTCAGGCTTTACTGGTATATCAGGTTATACAGG